GCTCTGGCATTTCTGTTGGTTGCACGATACTACTTGTTACCATATCAGCCTTGCCCCCAGCCTTCTGAAAACGGTCTATAGCGTCTTTAAATGTCTGGTTGGTGTTATACGCTTGATTGAACTCCTCGGGGGTCTTAAACAGCTTTGCCAGCTCTTTGCTAGTACTTTCAATTAGCCCTTGGGTTTTATTAAGCTTAGAGGTTTTACCATTAAACGGTGAGTTAGTAATGTCGTTAAGAGCAAACCCGAGATTATCTACAGCTCGTTTGGTTTTACCTACCGTTTCAGCGTTAAAAACTGATGAGGTTAGGGCGGTACTTTGTCTGGTTAATTTATCGTAATTAGGGATGTTCTTTTTAAGGGGGTCACTTGATGAGCCAGTTCGTTTAAGTCTCTTGTTATCAATATCTGACTGGGTGATATTCGGGTTATTGACCAACCCAATAGAAAGGTCACGTAATGAGTTGGGGGAATTTTTAATACTTAAATCTTTTAGCTTGTCGCTAGGTCTTGTCTGGGTACTATTTACATTCTGTCCTACAGGAGCAGGAGTTAACGCTCTTGATGAGGAGATAGTATCAATTTGACGGCGAGCTTCGTCAATTTGTTTTTGGAGGTCTTTAGACTGTTTAGTCGTTAATTTAGCCATATATTATAAATACTATTATACCATTGATTACAACGACTGGATTTTATTTGGTGCAAACATTTTTGGTGTTCGTTTGTGTCCCGTTAAAAGGAATTGTGCAATAGAAAATGTTTCTCCTATGTTGCCGTTTGATAGTCCAATAATGATGGCTTGGTTTTTCACCAAGAATGATACGCGTTTCTTTTGAAACGGTGAGACTGTACCGCTACTCGTGTTCCCGACACTAAAAGTCTTTTCGCGTTCGGTGGTAATGTCTTCACGCTCATCACGAACGGTGACAGTTACAAAACCGTCTAGGTCTTTAAAGAGTAGGTCAAGGAAGCGATAGAACCGAAACGAGTTAAATACATCGTCTTCAATCCGCTTAAAAAATACTGAGGCGTTGATAGCGGTAATGATAGTCACACTGTCTAAGTTCCAATCAATAGGTGTGCCTAAGGGGACTTGCGCGTAGTAGACGTTGTCTATGGTGCCGTTAAATGTAGCGGAGCGAGTGATAATAAGCCCTGAGGTACCACTGTATGTGCCAGTAAACGTAGCGTTACCAGCTCCCGCGTTAATAACGGTAGATGTGCCAGTTGTGCCAAGTTTTACGGTAACCGTGCCGACTGTTCCGGTGACGTTGATTTGCCCGATGTATGTTTGCCCGTCTACTGCTCCAATTTCTTTTTGTAGTTCGTACTGTCCGATGCTGAGAGTCGTGAATGATACTTCTGTACCATAGGCGGTTCCGTTGGCATTTATGGCATAGGCTCGTACATAGTAAGTAGTGTTAACAGATAGCCCATCTAAAGTAGCTGAGTATTCTCCAACTGTGCCGCCGGTAACTTTTTTGCTATTAGCAGTAGTTGGCAAGGTTGCCGTATTGTATACAAAGCCACGTTCAGTAACAGTTGCGTCACCATCGTATAACACTTCGTCTGAGGCTAGGGCTGTTGTTAGGGCGATATTTGAGATTATCGTGGTTTCGAGAATTGGAATTGCAACTATAGGGGCAATGACAATAACAACTCCAGACACTAAATAATTAGAGGTAGAGCTTTGGACTCTTACATTGTTTGCAATGTTTGCTGTTAATGTGTCCCCGTTTGAATCCCCAGAACCAATAAAATTAAAGGTTCTTGCATCGTTAACATAAAACAATGCATTACTTGCAATAGTGTCGTCCCCAGAATCTGACCCCATCGTTACTGCCCAAGTATCAGGAATTGTCGGAGTTACAGGAACGGATGCTTGAGAACCAGAACTTTGCTCTGCGTTAAAAGTATTTACCAACTCCGTCTGAGAAACATTTGCATAAGAATTAGCGACGGTATATGTTGGACGACTTATTGGAAAGGTTACGATAACATCATAAGTACCTAATGGGGGATTTTGTAATACATACTGGAAAATATCACTAAAAGATTGCACCAAAGTCATGGCAACACCGTTGTAAGTAACTGAACTTGGAACGGCTCCCGAGCGTTGATTTACAAAAACAACCAAGCCCCGATAGTAACTACTACTTTCGTGAGCAAATGTATGAGTAATGGCCGAAGCTCCGTTATAACTTGTTACTTTTGTGCGCCGAATTGCCATATTATACTGGTGTCATATTACTACCACTCCAACTCCAACCACTACCAACAAGCCAGCCTGTTGTTAATGGATTAACAGTAAAAGTTTCTTTTTCAATTAGGGTAACCAGCGCGTCATTTAATGAACTCGCAGAGGTTAAGCCAGCGATAGGTTCACCTACTAGGTAGTCCCCTGTTTCTGTTAAAAGACGCATTGTCATACTTATGCTACGGCTCCTTGGGTGTTATTGGTTGTTCCAATTGGGGTGAACTTGATGTACGAACCCGCTTTCATTACTGGTGAAGTTGGAGCGGCGCTAAATTGAATTTGTGGAGTGACTGTTCCGCCTGTCCCGATACGAAGCAGTCCCTTAAATTTGATTGCCAGTTCACCTGTAGCGGTGGCGTTAATAACAGTAGCTGTTAGTTGATTGACAAGAGTACCTGCAAGCGTAGCTGTAGTAGTGTTAGCCACAGCGTTGTGAGCTGTTACGTGATATTGAATAAAAGTAGCAGTAGCAGTTGTCAAAGGGAATAGAAGTGAGGTGGTACAGGTTGTGCCTGACTTGGTGATGTAGTAAATCCCCTCAATTTCATAGGTAGTGTTGGCAACAAGGGTAAATACATCTCCCGTCGTTGGAAACGCCGCTTGTGCGCCTGTTCCAGCCGTCAAAGAAAAGTCGCTCCCGATTAGTGAGTAGTTAAGTCGGGTATCGAGAATAGATTTTAAGGTGGTCTTTTTAGTTATTGGTGTCCCAGCGGGATCAGAGACTACAGGCAAAACATCAGTTTCCACTGGTGTTACTACGGTCAATTCAGTAATTTTTACGTCTGCCATATTATGATTCGGTTGTTAAATACGCTGATAATGTCTCTGCATCTGCTGGCTCTACTGTCCACTTCACTACCCCATACGGGCTATCTCCGTTAGTTGTGTATATTATACCATCTATAACAGTGGCACTGCGGAAACGGGCTTTGTCTCTCCCGGTATATTTAGTCCATTGATTACCATAAAGTAAGTGACAGACAAACGTACAGTTGTTTTCTGTACTAGCTAGTGGTACAGCTAAGTAGAAACGTCTGTCGCTGTAGAATACGGAGATTTTAGGGTAGCTTGCGACGGTAATCGTCTTTAAAGTTTCTTTAATAGCGTCAGATATAACACTATTATTTACCCCCAAGATACCAATTTGCTGGTCTTTGTACCCAATTGAGCGCACCTCACGCCCAGTAAAGAACCAGACATCGTTTTCTACCCATGTAACCGCCTTGTATGAACACGCACCGTAGTTGTTTGACTGGATTTCAAGCTTTGGAACGAATAACGATACCGTTTGGTCATATACAAAGGTTAGTTTCCAAATACTGGTTTCCTTAAAGAGCAAGAGTGTGCCGTAATAGTTGACCAGCCCTGTTACTTTGTCTGTTCCAAGGGGCTTTAATACATCTGGCGCACTAAATGTAGTCGGTACGCCTGCGTTTGAGTAGTAAATAGTTAGTTTTTCAGTTAATGAGCCCGTGATAAACAATCTATCTTCAAAGATTTCTAAGATATTACCCTTGGGGGCGCTCGCATACTCGGTAAATGTCGTGCCGTTCCACTTGTATAGGCTCTCGACGGCATTCCCAAAGTACAAATCATCGTTATAGACCACGTAGCCAAACTCTGCGTCTGGGGTAAAAGTAGGAGAACCGACAATATCATACCAAGTCCGGTCAAAAAATGAGTAGACTTGTAGTTTTGTGTCCTTACCTCGGATTAAATAGTTTGCCCCGTTCTTTTTTTGGTAATAAAAGATACTATGGTCAAGGGTTAAGGTGGCAATACCAACAGGTATATAGCCTGTGTCTTTAATTAAGTAACCCTCCTCGACATAGTTCATGTTAGTTGGCACGTTTCTGCCCTGAGAGTCATCAACATCTACCGCCTTAGCGAGATTATCCTTTAAAATCGAAAATTCTGTCTTAGAAAGAGGCATAACTATCGTCACTAATTAACCGCTGTTCAGCAAAGAACGCCCCCCCACGCTGATTTGTTTCTTCATAAACTGACTGCGCTTCGAGACGGTCTTGTAGTTCTTGCTTAAATAAAGCTCGGTAGAATTGTGACAATGTTTCGTCTTGCAAATCCTCGTGACAGCGGTAGGTAGCACCATAAACTATCGCTTCTTGAAAGAAGTCATCAATAGTTGGGTCAACAATGCTGGTAAGTGCTACCGGCTTCGGGTAATACTTGATGCTGAGAGAGGCTACAGTGACCGAAGAGACCTTTAAAGTAGCGTTCTCGACAGTTATGGCTCTATCAAATTCACCACGCTTAAAATCGGCTATAGAGACTTCCTCGTAGCTATTGTTACTTGTGTCGTAAGCTTCGCCATAGAGTGTCCCAAAGTCAGTCGGCAAAGTACATACACCAGCGACACACGATACAGTCGCTGTAGTGATAGCACTGTTAGGGTAGATACGCTTGTATACGTCTTGATAGGCGAGGTTGATGTATTCGTACAGTGTCGCGTCACTAATAACTTCAGTTCCAGTTTCAAGGATTTTACGTCTGACTGAATTGGCAATGTTTTGTGATGTCATATTGTTTTAACCTATAAGCCCACCCATGCGAGCATGAGTGAGCCTAAGGTTACGCAATCGTTCCTCGGAGGAAGGCACCGCGGTAACGGTTACCTTCACATACTTTACGTCCGTATACCAAGAGTCCTTTACAAGTAGACACAAAACTATTTGGGTCATTCGCTTGATCTACAAACGATACCTTCATAATTTGAGCTGCAAAGTTGATAAACTCCATAGTTCCGGCAAGGAAGAAGTACCCAGTAGTGTTGTTACCATCCACCAATTCAGAGAATACAATCTTGAATCCTGATAGTTTACCTACTGTAATGTCGCCATTTCGGACAACGTCATCGTATGCTCGGTCTACTGCTGGAATAAACTCTGGTGCTTGACGGATAATACCTTCAAGAAGTGCGTTTACTACCAACCAGCGTGGTGCAGTTCGGTTCTTTGTACTTTGTGAAAGCACTGTAGATACTTGAATCAAGTATTGTCCAATGTTTGACTTAGTAAGAGCAAGCGGAGTGGCTGCCTTGATTACATAAGTGGTTGCTGAAAGCGCACCACCTGTGTACGCAGTACTTCCTAGGTCAGTCACAGTAATAGAGGTACCTGATGTAAACGATGTTACGAGGTAATATTTATCTGCTGGGTGACCTGTAATGCGGAGCAATCCACCAACCATTCCGGCAGTGAAAGTCGTTCCTGTTCCGGTTACTACACCAGTAGTTGCAGCAATTGCCGCAGTTCCTGTTGAGTAGTCAGTACCAACAGCGTTCAATCCAAATACGTTCTTGCGACCGTATGAGAGGATGTCGGTGTCAATAAGTTCACTCATGTCCATACGAGCGTTAGCAGCGTATGTGTCCATAGTGTTTACATCGTTTTGGAGCTTATCAATATCGTCAACAACGAACTTAAAGTAAAATTGCTGGTCGATGATAAGGTCTTCTGATGTTGGAGTTAAATCTTGGGCAACAAGCACTTGCTGTTTAGTGTAAGCACTAAGAGAAATGCGTCCTGCTGTTCGGATTCGTACTCGATCTCCTTCGTTCTTGATTTCTCCCTCGTAAGTGGTGTTAGTAATTAACGGGTAGATAGTATCACTGTAAATATTCTTTACGAGTTTAAGTGAAAACTTAATCGGGGTGTTTGCGTCTAATACGTTAGGCATGTTAAGGGTTTTTAATCCCCATTTAGCTAGAAGTGTTTACTGTCCGCTTGGTATTCTTTATCAAGTTTTGCAAATTGCACGGGATTTGTTTGAGACATATACAGCCAATCTTCCATAGAGCGTCTGACACTCGGCGTTTTTTCACCGCCAGTAGCTACGTCATGTTCAATTCGGTCTGCTTTACTTCGTTCCTTTTGAGCACCAATCTCTTCGGCTTTGTCAAAAAGGTAGATTTTAGCTACGTCTTGCAAGATTTCAGAGATGTTTTCTGGTACGTTCTGAGGATTAAAGTACTTTGTCTTAAAATCGTGTGCGTTTGTCTTAATATCGGGATATAGGTCTGTTAATGCACTAAACGCATCGTCCCACTTCTTTTCGTTATAGTTACTACGTGCAAAGGCAAGAGCTGGGTCTTTGTAGATGTCTTCTCGGACACTACGCTTTACAGTTTCAGTATACGCAAGTAGGTTTTGCTTTGCGTCTTCATCTAGGTCATTAAAGTTCGGATATAATTCCTCTTCTAAATCGGGGCTGTTATTAAGGTTGGTTGCCCGGCTTGCTTCAAGTTCGGCAATAATCGCGTCTTTGCGGTCATTTTCCGCTTTCAAGCGCATTGCTTCTTGTGAACTAAAAGTAAACTTGGTCTTATAATCAATCGCTTCCGGTTCCGTTCCTTGTGATTCGGCTTCTGGGTTGGCAATAGTTGCGTCCTCTACCTCTTCATCAAATGAGTTTGGATTATTCATAGGGTTGTTGACCGTCCTGTTTAGGAGGGTTTGGTCGTGGCTATATTATAACACGTCTTATTAAGGTCTATTTAATCTCTGGCTTCTCTACACCAAGTTTGGCGAGGGTTTTTGCATCTAAATCTTCGATGTTACCCACCAATACTGTCACATCATCTTCATTCCATTCTTTCTTAGCTAATACTTCTTCAAGTGTAGGCCATACCTTTTGCACTTGGTTTTCAAATTCGAGCATATTATAATTGATTTTCTATTTGTCTAGTAATTACTTCTCGCTCCAGTTTAGGAGAATCTAAGAAGTTACGCACTTGTCTTATGAGGTCTAGTTTGGCTTTTAGGAACACATCTTCTCTGTCATTGAGCTTATGAGTAGTAAGCTTCATCACGCAATCCTCTACTTGGAGAGAAAAGAAATTTGCAACATCGTCATCAGTAAGCTTCCTGCCACGCAACGCTTCACTCCAAGTGCGGTATGTCTCACGTTCCTCAGGGGTAAGTTGGTCGTATGAGCTAACCCCTAGTTTTTGTAATAGTTTTTCTAGCATTTTTAGTAGCCAACTCCTGTTCCGTCCGATGGTTTATAGCCCTTGTCTCCGTACTGTTTCATTGTGGGCTTTTGAGGCATTTTCTTTTTTGTAAAGTTTTGTTTTGGTGTCGATACTTTTAATAGCGGGTTAGTTTGAAACTTCTTGTTATCAAACTGGCGAGCGTAAGTACTCGCTTGCATGGCTTTCTTAGGAGTTGTGCGAGTGGCTAAACTAACCTTCATTACTGCTTTGTTTACAATAGGCATATTTTTACCATACGCTCCTAAATCAGGATCTTGGTAATCTTTCTTTAGATTCTTTACATTTACAATTTTAGACATAGTAATTTATTAAGCTAATATTGGTTCCTCGGCGGGCTGTTCTGCCATCTGCTCCCCGATAGTAGGTTGCATAGGCTGTTCAGCTTCTAGCACCTGTTCAATTTCATCCGGTGTCCAGCCTAGAATCTCTAGTTCTTTGCGTTTAGCAATGGCTTGAGCAATGGCATTGTTAATGTATGAGCCTTTCACGTATTGAAGTTTCTTAAACTCTAGGTCGTTGTTGGCTTCCTTATCAGCTTTCACCTCTATCTTAACGTCATACCCCTTGGGAGCTTGCCAATCAGTTGGGTAGATGTCTTTTTCATATGTTTTGCCATCTCCACCTTTCTTGTACAACTTAAACACTCCACGAGAGTTAGCATTAAGTAGGTCATACCAAATCATTCCAGTGTCTTTCCATGACTGTCGGTATTGTTTAGCGACTACTTGTTGTCTGTTTTGTGACTGCTGTAGTGACAACTGCACTTCACCCAGGGTGGTGCCAGCTTTTTCTTGCACCCCACGTTCAGTGGGTGTTTGAGCTACAGACGACTGAATCATGTTTTTAAGGTACTCCATTGCGGCGTTCGTGTCAGCTAATGGTTGTATTTGCATCTGCTTAATCATCTCATCAGGGTTGCCGTCTACCCCATACATACCAAATGGCTTCGCTTCAAAAGCGTTGGGTTTGAACTGCCCCCCTTTAGTATTGTAGAAATACATACCAAAGTTGCGGTAGGCGCGGTTCTCCAAGTCTTGTGAAAAGTACATGTTAACTACTTTGTTTACTGTGCGGACACTATCAGCAATAGAATCGCTCCAATAATCGTTTACATCAGGGTCAGAAGCCCATGTAGGGAGTGGAATACGGTCAATCCCAATAGCATCAATTAAAGGTTTGCAATATAAAACAACACTGTCCATCGCAATTACAATCATATGGCGTACAAAGCGCTGTTCTTTATCACTCCACATCATTTTGTATGACCTGTTAAGTTCAACCATTACATCACTAGCTCGATACTCGTCAAAGTTGTGAACGCCTAAGGTAACCAGCCTATCCTTGCGTTTCTCAGCTTCCTCATTGGTTTGTTGCGCCCCGAGAATACCGTTTTTTGTATCTAAATAGGCTTTAAGCTGGTATTTGCCCTCGTTGCTGTATGACTTATTGGCTAAGACGTTACGCAAGGGCACGTAAATATGTTTATGGTTAACAAAACTGGCTGTATCAATATCAAATGGTGACGTTCGGGGGTCGATATCAATGTCATAAGGGTCTACAATATCTAGTTTTACCTGGTTGTCTTTCCAGTACAGGAACTTGAATGAACGCCCCTGTAGTCCGACAGTCTTTTTATCAAGGTTGTCTTTCTGTTCCAGCTTTTCACAATCCTTAAAATACTGCCACATTTCATTGACAAGTATTTCTTGGTCTTCATCGTTGGCATCTCGACCTCGTGTTTCAAAGGTAATATCAGGCTGTTCATCAATTTTACTAATCCACGTTTGAATAGTATCGCGTACAATGGGAATATTAACCGTCTGCCGTTGGGTAAGGCGGTTAGTAAGAATTTTATCGCGGTATAAGTAATAGTTTTCGTTCCACTGGTTAAGTCTACGCTCTTTAAACGTGCGTGAACTTTCTTTATCGTAGCGGTGGGCTTCGATGATTAACGAGTTTTCCATAGTTTCATAACATTATACCACGCCTAGAAGCCCCACTCAGCGTTCATTGGTGTCACGCCTTGTGTTTGATAATACTGAGTCGATTGATTAAATCGTAATGGTTTATGTGGTAAGTCCCAGACTGATAGAGCTGTACTAAACACCGTGTCGTCATGTAGTCCGTCCGGTACTTTAATCTTTAATTTACCATTGGGAGACAACTCATATTGGAAATACTCCAACTCTTTTTTTAATACTTCATTGTCTTGTAGTTTAATTAGCCGTTGCTCCATCTTCAAAGTTAGGTTGGTCAGCAGGTCTTTGCGGGATTGTTCGGTAAAAATGTATGGCTCCAGCCTTACCCCTCGTGTTTCAAGGTCATTCATGATCGGGTCACCTACTCCGGTAGCGTCTATAAAGCCTTTCGGTCTACCAAATCGTAAGTATACGGCCTCTATCTTGGCTTTTTGTAATGCCCAGTCCATTTGATTAAAGCGTTCTAGGTACACTTGTTCAAAGGTATTGAGGTCTATAATACTAATCACGGTGT